GCCACAAGCGAAAAGGAAGCAATTGAAAAGGCCGCAAAAGAATGGGGCGAACCACTCTTGGTCAACACTCTGGCTCGAATGGATGCCGAACCGTTAAGACCCAATGAAGACAAACCTGGCAGCGGTACCTACGAACTATACAACAAACAAACTGGCGACGCTGTGCCCGACACTGTATTCTCTAGTCGCAACAATTCAGATTTGGCTACCAGATTACAAGACTACATTGATCATGGTCAGCATGGCATGAGCCCTATAGACGCTAGTTTTGCGTTTGGTGTTAGGCCTGTGGCAGACTCCGGTGCCGATCAAGGTACCCTGTCCAACAGTCTGCGACCCACAGGACCTGGACCTTGGGAAATCTACAACAGAGCGACTGGTAACTCGGCTGCTAACCTTAGTGTGGACGGCCGACCCATAACTGATCGTGCTCAAGCACAACGCATGGCCATGGGAAGTATTGCCGCTGGACAGCATGACAATTATGGTGTGAGAACTAGAGGCACACTTAGTGGGGCCAACATAGGCACACAAACCGACATGGAAAACCGCTTGGGTATGCCCAGTCAATCAGAGGACGCCAACTATGCAGTTGTGGATCGCCAAACTCTTGATCCAGTATTTAGATTCCGTGCAGCCGATAGAACCCAAGCCAATAGAATATATGGTTATTGGCTGGCAGCCGCAGGCCTGCCCCAAACCACTGAAGACTACGGATTCCAAGAGATTCGCCCGCAGATTCCCGAAGTGCCCTTGGATATAGAGCAGAACTTCCCGGACCGGACCAATGGCCGCAACATTGACTATTCATTCAGAGACTTATTTGGCAACACAGATCAGGCCAGTTCAGCACCTGCAGGCAATAGTTTTAGTGGACAGTGGCGGATAGTTGATGGTGCTGGACGTGAATTATATGTGTTCCGTGGAGTAGGCAATAATCAAGCAGATGCCAACAGAATAGCCGCAACCTGGGCCAGAGAAAACAACTATTCTGGCGCCTTGGATGTAGTACCGGTGATGATATGATACTAACTGACTTATTTGAATCCCAGGAAATACACGATCAAGATCGACTGGATCAAGTGTTGGCACGGTGTATCGAAATGGTTCACGAAAAAAATCGTGCCAATCCTAAAAAATACGGTAAAGTAGCGGCCTGTATCATTGACATGCAGAACCGCAAGGTATTTGGCATCAATTTGCCCGGTGCTGACGGACGACGTCGTCACGCTGAACGTGTGGCCATAGATGCCTATCACAAACGATACGGCAAGATCCTACCTGGTGCTATCATTGTCACAACGCTGAGTCCCTGCAACAGAGACATGGAGGAACGTGATGGGCCCAGTTGTCAAGACCTGTTGTTGCAAGCGGGCATTGAAAAAGTCTATTCAGGCTATATGGATCCCTCACAACACAGCGATCATCCATTCACAGAAGAAACAACTCAAAATGATGACCTGTGGAGATCTTGCAAAGAACTCAGCGACAGTTTTGTACACGATGACTTGACCGAGAGTGAGCATCACGGCATGGATGCTGACCAAGTGCTTGACTATGTGAAACGAGCCCATGCACCTGAAGCATTTGACATTGAATACAGCATAACAGATCATCCTAAGTGGGAATTAAAAACTATTCCACTGTCACAACTGAACTTGGATCCCGATGGTGAGGCACAAGATCCTTACAATCGTGTGAATTGGGTAGACTATGACAAAGTTCAAGAATTAATACCACGGATTGGATCAGTATTAAAACGCATGCCCATTGTGGTTGATCCTGCGGGCTGGATCATTGATGGCAACCATCGTGCCATGGCCGCTGTGGAAGCAGGCTTGACCAGTGTGCCTGCATTGATACCAATCAAGCAAACAGTTGGAGAAGATCACGCCGACCAAAAACAACTTGATCCAGAGTTATACGAAGAACTACCCGCTGGTTTCTTACGCGGCATTGTGACCCGCGCTTTGCCCGGTGTGCCGTTACGGTTCCGGACCACACCCGAAGGATATCTCAGTGTTCGTGCTACGGATGGATCGGTAAAGTTGGACATTGGCATGGGCATTGCTGGCGGAGACATAGGATTCAATATCGAAAACGCCTACCTGACTCAACATCAAGGTGCTGGTGTGATGACACAAATCATTACCGATGCTTATCAAACTGTTGAACGTAAGTATGGTCGGCCACAATCACGCTCATTGAACGTCATGCAAGATCGTGGACATGGTGTATGGCAGGCCATTGCCCATAAACTTGGAGCAGAGTACCATTCTGTCAGTCAGATGGGCGAATCCGCTGAACAAGATGTTGAGGAAAACTTTGCTGATGGTCGGGTCAAAGGCAAAAGTCGCCCAGGACGGGTGAAACGTTCAGGCGCCAGTTGTGACGGATCAGTCACAGACCTACGTGCCAAGGCCAAGAAATATGGCGGCGAGCGTGGCAAAATGTACCACTGGTGTGCCAACATGAAGGGCGGTAAGAAATGAAAGTCACAGACGTCATCTTAGAAGCATTTGACCAGCCCTATGCGTTTAGATGGGAGAACAACGACGACCTTGATCCTGATCTTGATCGTAGATATGATGCCCTGGCGCGACTGCCAGATGGCACCAATCTAACAATCAATTTCTACACTGATTCTAACTATGCTGACAATGAAGATTGGATGGTTGAATTTTGGCGTGGGAACCGTTTGGACATTTCCGGAGCCGGTGATGCTCAGCGTGTGTTTGCCACAGTGCTGACTGCCATTGGTCAATTCATAGAAATGGAACAGCCCGAAACTCTGCGTTTCACAGCCGACAAAGATGTTGAGTCCGGGCAAAAGGCCATGAGTCGAAGCAATCTCTACGATCGCCTGGTGCAACGTTATGCTCAGTCTTGGGGTTATAGATTGGATCGTAGTGACATGGCCAATACCACAGTTTATTTACTGCACAGAATAAGATGATACCATACCAACACAAATCACAAGGCTCACAATATAATTTACAGGAATCAGTGGCACCTGGATTCCATGTATACCAAGCCCGAGTCAAAGTCAAAAACGAGTTATACACTAACTCAATGGACGTGGCTATCTTTGCAAAAAACCCCTCAATGGCCCGCCAACTACTGATGACACAGTACGGCCGAGACAGTGTAATCACCAACGTGGTACAAATCGCATAAAAGTTATAGGCATATATTTTGCTAAATATCTCATGCGTACAGAATTTGTCATGGCCCTAACTGATGTCAACTGCGACTGGTCTGGTGAGCCTCCGCGCTACAGATGCTATGTCAATGACGAATTGTTCACCGAGCGCACCTGGATCTGGACCGAAAACTATCTAGAAGAACAGTTACAAATACTAGCCGAGCCAGGACAGTATATCATACGCTATGAATTGGTTGATGCTGACCGTGCCACGCTAACTGCCAACAACTATAGAATCACACTGGGTCCTGCCAGTGTGGATCAAATAGGTTGTATCACTGTTCAGGAGTCTGCTCATGAGAATGCATGAAATAATGGAAACCGCGTCTGCAGGCGCCAGTTGTGCAGGTGGAGTAGCACCTGCGGCCATGCCCATGGGCATGATTGCAAGATCAGGCGGAAGCATGCTGACAGGTAAATATACAACCAAGTCAAATCCAACTCCAAACACACCCGATTGGATGAAACGACTGAAAAAGAAAGCGCCAGATGTTAGCAGATAACTTGAAAATTTTATTGGGAACACAGTTTGCCTACTATGTGAAGGCTCACGGATTTCATTGGAACGTGGAAACACCCGATTTTTACCAATATCACAAATTTTTTCAAAAGATCTATGAAGATGCTTACAGTGCAGTTGATCCCATAGCCGAATATATTCGTGCCCTGGGCGAGTATGCTCCTGGCAGCCTTGAGAGATTTTTAGAACTTTCAATTATCAAAGGACAAACCAAGGTGCCACGTGCGCGGCTCATGATCGAAGAATTGTTGGCCAACAGTGGTCAAATCATTGAACTGTTAGATCAGTGCTTTGAGGATGCCACACGTGAAAACAAACAAGACGTGGCCAATTTTATTGCAGAACGACTCAGCCAACAAAACAAATTTGCTTGGCAGTTGCGTAGTAGCCTGAAAGACGAGCGAGCATGATGGATCCCATCTACAGCATAATTGAAAGATTGGCCTTGATTGAGGGTAAAACAACCCCAGTCACAGTCCGGCATGGTTTGAATGCACAACAAAAATCAGTGGGGCAATTACCGGCCTTGTTCAAGCCGCACAACATTTCGCCCACACTGACCAAAAAGCCTTATCAAAAGAATCCATTGGCAGGTAAACTGGTTGGCGACAGTATGGAACCCCGCAAACCAAGTCTCGAAGAGGCCATGCAAGAAGTTGAAGAAGACATGGTCAGTCGTGTAAAAGGACAGTTTGCTGACTATCTTGAAAAATTAGAAAAAGAAAATCATCTTGACAGCCACTTGGTAAAGAAAGCCAAGCATGAACTTGACATTGGCGATGATGCAGAAGTTGATGAAGCCACTTGGGACGCTGATGTAGCACCTGTTGGTGATCCTGCTGATACAGAAGTAGCGCATGGCATTGAAGATCACTTGGCAGCCGATGTTGCCGCTCCGGCTGCACCTATGTCAGCAGTAAGTGAAAGCCCTGTAAAAACATACACCCTAGAAGATGGCACATGCCTGGAGTGCTGGGGTGATGATGACAACGGCTACGAAGTTCGTCATGGCGAGCGCAGTTTGCCCACACGTTTCCCACGCATTGACCATGCTGACATGGCAGTGAAGTTGTTTCAAAAGCGTAGACAGAAACAGGACCTATCCCAAGATTATATAGAAGAACGATAATATGATAGTAGACCAATTATTCAATCCCAAGCCTCTCAAAGAAGGCGAAGTGTACGACCTTGACAAGGAATATGGTGCGCCTGCTCCAAAGAAAAAACAAAAGAGTCAAGATCCTAGTGACTACAATCCATATCCTTACAGCCGGGAAGAGGATGATGATTACTTCCGTGAAATCTTCCGCAAAAAGCGTGAAGCCAAGGCCAAAGAGCAAGGTAAACTAAATGAAGCCATGCTCTTGGAAGATCCCCTGTACCGCAGATTCAAGCGTGTGGGTCGTTATATTGCGGAACAAAAATTAACTGAGCCAGAAATCTTACAAATCTTTTCTGATGCTGAAGCAGGCATGACTGACCGAGCCACAGGTGCCAACCGCACTTTTGCAGGCCGTGGTAAAGATGCCACAGTAGACTTTGCCAAGGACGTTGCCGGTGCTGTTAAAGGCGTTCTCAACAGCATACAAAATTCAACACCAGTAGCCGCAGTTGACACAGCATACGATCAAGCCACTGATGCCCTAGCTGACCTAGCCGGCGGTCAAAAAGGCGCTGTGATGGATGCGATCAACAAGTACCGCAACCTTGTGAAACAATATCCCAAGACAGCAGGCTTTGCCAAGGCTGCCTTGGTTGCCATTGCTGGTCTTGCCACAGGCGGTGCAGGTTTACCTGCCATTGCTGGCTTGACCTATGCTCTAGACTCTGCCATCAAAGGCGACAAATTATCCAGTGTTATTGGCAAAGGCGCCGGAGCAGCCGCATTGGCAGCGGCCGGTCAAGCCATACACGGTGGAGCCACACAAACTGGCGCCGCTGATACCAATGCATTTACCAATGTGAATCAAATGGGTGACCACACAGGCGAATATGTTGACATGCCTGACGGTTCTGATATAGTAAGCCCATTGGTAGCACCTCCACCAGAACTTGCTGCCTATACTGTACAACAGGGCGACACATTGAGTCAGATCGCTGAACGTTTTAATACTACGGTACAAGAACTTGTTGGACTAAATCCACAACTGGCTCAAGCATCAGGTGCCACAGCCGGTCAAGGACTAAATCCTGATGTTATATTTCCTGGACAACAAATCACGTTACCACCAGCAACTCCTGGCGCAGATGTTTACGCCGGGGCAGTTGGTACCAATGCCGATACCATGGCTGACATTGCTCGTGGACAAGTGCCCAACAGCGCAATCACACAAGGTATGGCTGCCAGAAATGCAGTAAGAGAAAGCATCAAGTATCGTGCAAAAATTTTACCAGCCAACAAGTTGATTGATCAAAAGGCCACGGTACTGAACTGGGCCTTGAGCGAAAGCGTTGGTCGTAAGAGTAAGAGTGTTAATCTAACTACATTAGGCACGTACACAGTGTTTGAAAATATCGACCGTTATCGTCTGGCTATTCTTGAAGCAACACAACCTGGCCGTCCAGAACTGCCAGATCAATATGCTCCTGCCATGCCAGGTGGCGCGGGGGTGCAATCACAACCGGGCATGATTGGTCGTGGCCTCAACTGGCTGGATAGTAAAGTTAAAAAAGTAGGCGGTGCTCTCAGCAACTTTGGACATCAATTTACCACCAACGTCACAAAAGAAAAACTCAAGATGAACTGGCATCAGGCCGGCAAGCCTAGTGACTCAGATCAACTGGCCGCATGGTTGATTGGTCAAGGTGTGCCACAACCAGTTGTGACCAGTGTGTTTGGCAAGATGGGTATTCCTTACACAGCACCAACCACTTCGGTCCCTGCAAAGTCTTCCTCTACAACCACTCCAACTGCTACTCCTGCAGGCGGTGCTCAAAGAACAGCCTATAGCGGCAGCATTAATCCTGCTACTGGTCGTGAGTACACCGGTGATGAATTACGTGCAAAATTTTACCCCACCAATACCACAACAACCGAACCCGATAATACCACAAGCCAGCAAGCACCACAGGCTTCAACTCCAGTTTCCGCAGCCAGCACCGGGAAATTTCCGGGAGAAGACCCAACTGGTCCAGGTTATGTTGGTCGTAGAGAAACGGCTCGTCGTCAAGCCGCACGTGCCGCAACCGCAGGTAAACCAGTCGCACCTAACTTTGCACAACAAAATGCTGGATACAAGAGTGTGAACTATGCACCCAATGTCAAGACTGGCGTTAGTTTGCCCAAGCCAACTGCTACTGCACCTGCCGGAACTAAAGTAACTGCTGGTGGACCAACAGCAGATGAGAAAGCCAAATTAGACCAACGCATTGCACAGGCACTAAAGGCACCAGTAGCAGAAATGTTGCAAATGGTTGAAACCAAAGAAGACGTGCAAAAGATCAAACAATTTGTTGATCAAACGTTTGCCCGATACGGTGCTATAAACGAATCAACATTTACCATACGTAATCAAATACTTGAGCATGTGACACAAGTTGGTGCTCAACGTCGTAGAGAACATGCTCGCAAGGGCGCCTAAACTCAGCCTTAGGACCGAGTAGGCGGCTGCTGCCTCAGGTCAGGAATTCGCTACTCCTGGACGAAAGTGAGCACTATTTACAAGTACTCGCGATCCAACCAAGATCTTGACATCTTACCCGATGGGCCAATGGGAACTGTATCTACTTGTTTGATCATTGAGGGTCGGCAATGTGGGCCTAGTGATAGTAAAAATTTTACTATGTCTTGTGAATCACAGGCACCTACGTAAAGACATTTTACAGAATACGAGCCAAATATCACACACTGTTCCAACCCCGGAACGTTTGCAATCAATTGTTTTTCTAAACTAACAGGATTAAGTTTGATTCCTCGCACGTTGATTTGATCACGATGGCGTCCCAGTATACGATAATATCCTGCTTCATCTTGATCGGCTAGATCTCCGGTATTGTACCAATCAGTGGTAAACAAAGTTGGTCCTTTGATATACAATTGCCCATCCACTATATCTGCTTCTACGCCGTCTGGTAATCCCACCGTGCCTACTCGTTGTTCGCCATGTAGTGGATTGGTAAAACAATGACTCAGTGCTTCAGTCATACCAAATGCTTCGCATACTGGCAACCGAAATCGATCGACCAACTGCTGATATAGCACGTCAGATAAAGGAGCACCTGCTGATCTCAAAAATCTTAGATTATCAAATTCCAATTGTGCAACCACACGCAACACATCCGGGCCCGCAGTAACAAAAGTCGGTTGGTATTCTGGTATGCGCCTGATATCTCGTATGGTAAGAAAATGTGTTTCACATTGTGCTCGACGTGTGGCCCAGACAAATGCCTGGCCATATCCGTGCCATAGTGGTAACACACTCACATATCGGTCGTTGGCAGAGATATCATAACTTTTACAAATGGTTTCGGATTTTATATCTATTTGTTCTTGTGTAAAACCGCAAAACTTGCTGTCACCAGTGGTGCCACTGGTGTACCAAAACACACGTTCATCACCGTAGTCTGCGCCATTTCGATATTGAACTCCTTGTGCGGTGATCAACATACTCCAATCGGCAGCATCTAGCAAGTATTGCTGTCGAGAATTCACGGTCGCAGGATTTATAATCATGATACTGTGATCATTCAGTTGATCAATATAGTCATGTGGGTTTTCTACACAAAGTACGGCTCGTTTCATGTGCTTACTTATTTGCCAAAGCACTTGCTATTTAGAATTTAAACCTGTATAATTTATTTTTTAGGAGACACTATGTCAGCAAAAACGTTCAACGGCGATCAAAAGATCAAACTTACCCAAATCATCAATGAAGGCATGCAAGTCATGCACGAAATCGATACATTACAAGGTGGACTCAATGACACCATCAAGGCCGTAGCAGAAGAACTGGAAGTCAAACCGGCTATCTTGAAGAAGGCCATCAAGTTGGCACACAAGGCTGAATTTGGTCGAGAAAAACAAGATCACGAAACACTTGAAACTATTTTGGAAACAGTTGGCAAGACTCTCTAAATGTATTCGGTATTTCAATACTGGGATCCACTGCTGGTGTGTATTGCCAATGTCTTGAGCCGCGAAGGCACTATGCAAAATTACTTCAAATGATTAAAAAAGTCGTTGCAATTGGTGATAGTTTTTTAGCCGGTAGTGAGTTGAAAAATTCTAATTCAACCTGGCCAGCATTATTTGCTAATAAATATGATCTAGAATATCAATGTCTGGCTCAACCTGGGCACTGTATTCAATTTGTTGTTCGAACATTGTGTGAAGCAATTCACACAGAGTCGCAAAATTGTTTGTTTGTGATACACTGGCCTAACGCTTTGCGCATGGAGTACATTGATAAGAAACATGATAATTGGATACAAGTCAATCCCAATATGATATTATTTGGCAATGAATATTCTGCCGAAGTTCAAACTGTGTATTACAAACACGTAAACAGTTTGTTGGGAGACAAGTGGCACAGCCTTGCAATGATATTGATGGCTTTACAGATGTTAAAACAAACTGATCATCAATTTGCAATGACCACTGTGGATGATTTTTTGTTTGCTACTGATTTTCATAATCCGCCATACATAGAATTTCTACAAAAACAATGTCAAGAAGAAATATACTGGTTTAACGATCTTACATTTTTAAAGTGGGCAGAGACAAATGGATTTACACTCGGTCGCGGAGGTCATCCATTAGAGCAAGCACATCAAAAAGCATTTGAATATTTTGAACCAATATATAAAAAATTAATTGACCTACAATAATTTTATAAGTAATAACGAGTCGCTCACATTACGAGCATGTAGTATGGCCTACCAGCCACAAATGGAGAAAAATTGAGTTACATTGACGCACTATTTGATCGTGAGCACGATCGCATTCACACTGTAGAACGCCGCAACGGCGAACGAGTATATCGGGAATATCCAGCCAACTATATTTTCTATTATGATGACCCCAGAGGTAAATTCCAAAGTATCTATGGCACACCCGTCGCAAGATTTTCTACACGCAACAACAAAGAATTCCGCAAGGAAGTCCGCGTTCACAGCCATAAACCGATTTATGAAAGTGACATCAACCCAATCTTTAGATGCCTTGAAGAAAACTACAAGGACCAAGATGCGCCTGAACTTCACACAGCGTTTTTTGACATTGAGGTGGCGTTTGATAAAGATCGCGGCTTCTCACCAGTATCAGACCCTTTTAATCCCATTACTGCAATTTCAGTCTACCTAGACTGGCTAGATCAGTTAGTAACACTGGCAGTTCCTCCCCGACATCTAAGTTGGGAGACTGCACACGAACTGGTCAAGGACTTTGAAAACACCATCTTGTTTGCTGATGAAGCAGAAATGATCAAAACTTTTCTAGAGTTGATTGACGATGCAGATGTGCTATCTGGCTGGAACTCAGAAGGCTATGACATTCCCTATACTGTGAATCGTTGTACTCGTGTGTTATCAAAAGACGACACACGCAAATTTTGTTTGTGGGGGCAACTGCCCAAGAAGCGTATGTTTGAACGCTTTGGCGCAGAGAACGAAACATATGACTTGATTGGTCGTGTGCATATGGACTATATGCAACTGTATCGCAAGTACACATATGAAGAACGCCACTCGTATAGCCTGGATGCCATTTGTGAATATGAACTGGGTGAAAGTAAAACACAGTTTGAAGGCACACTGGATAGTTTGTACAACCAACACTTCCGGACATTTATTGAATACAATCGCCAAGACACATTGCTGATTGGCAAACTGGACAAGAAACTGCGCTTCTTGGACTTGGCCAATGAACTGGCACATGCCAACACAGTGTTGCTCCAGACCACCATGGGTGCTGTGGCAGTAACGGAGCAGGCCATCATTAACGAAGCACATGAACGTGGCATGGTTGTACCCAATCGCAAGCAACGCCTTACAGATGAAGACACCCAGGCCGCAGGTGCTTATGTGGCCTATCCCAAGAAAGGTGTGCATGAGTGGATCGGATCAGTTGACATCAACAGTTTGTATCCGTCAGCAATTCGTGCCATGAACATGGGCCCAGAGACTGTGGTAGGACAACTGCGTCAGACCATGACTGATCACTTGATCCGAGCCAACATGGCCAAAGGACAGAGTTTTGCGGCTGCCTGGGAAGGTATCTTTGCCAGCTTGGAATACACAGCCGTGATGAATCAAGAGCGTGGCACAGAAATTACCATTGACTGGGAGTCGGGTGAGGAGAGCATACACTCAGCCGCAGAAATTTGGAACATAATTTTTGACTCCAACCAACCTTGGATTCTAACTGCCAATGGTACTATACTTACATTTGAAAAGAAGGGTATCATTCCTGGATTACTAGAGCGTTGGTATCGTGAACGTCAAGAATTACAGGCTCGGAAGAAGGACGCCAAAGATGCCAAAGAAATTGCTTTCTGGGACAAACGACAACTGGTTAAAAAGATTAATCTCAACAGTCTCTACGGGGCTATTCTTAACCCGGGCTGTAGGTTCTTTGACAAACGTATTGGACAGTCAACAACACTTACTGGTCGTTCGATTGCCCGGCACATGGACGCTCATCTTAATGAGTGTATCACAGGCGAATACGACCATGTGGGAAAAGCAGTTATATATGGTGACACAGACTCGTGCTACTTCAGTGCCTGGCCAGTGCTCAAGAAAGAAGTGGAAGAAGGCCGCATGGCCTGGTCCAAAGAGGCTTGTATTCAACTGTATGACAGCCTTGCTAAACAAGTCAACGAAAGTTTTCCAGCCTTCATGGAACAGGCATTCCATTGTCCCAGAGACATGGGCGAATTGATCAAGTGTGGTCGTGAAACTGTAGCAGATCGTGGCTTGTTTATTACCAAGAAGCGTTATGCTGTGAATGCCATTGACATCGAAGGCAAGCGACTGGATGTGAATGGCTCAATTGGCAAAACCAAAGCCACAGGACTTGATCTAAAGCGATCAGATACACCCAAAGTAATTCAAGACTTCCTGTTAGAAATTCTAAATAAACTACTTGCTGGTGCAGGTCGAGATGAGATTGTGGAACGCATTAGAGAATTCAAGTATGAGTTCAAAGAGCGCCCAGGTTGGGAGAAAGGATCACCCAAGCGTGTGAACAACTTGACCAAGTACCAGGCAGAAGAAACACGCCTGGGCAAAGCCAACATGCCAGGACATGTGCGAGCCGCAATCAATTGGAATAACATGCGTAAAATGAACGGAGACAACTATAGTATGCAGATTGTTGATGGTATGAAAACTATTGTGTGCAAACTCAAGTCAAATGCTTTGGGTTGGACTAGCATTGGCTATCCTACAGATGAGCAACGACTTCCCGCTTGGTTTACTGCCTTGCCGTTTGACGACAGCGAGATGGAAGCCACTGTAGTAGATGGCAAGGTCGACAACTTGTTGGGCGTGTTAGATTGGGACCTTGCGTCAGCAACCAACACAGAAAATACATTTACTAGTTTATTTGACTTTGAATGAAACTTAGCGATACCGTTGCCCTTTTAAATTTACTCGATTCACTTGATGTCCCAAGTGAATGTACCACTGCCACGGGTAAATTAAGTAACATAACCCATGTTGTTACTGAACACGCCGAGCCATATCAAACAGCCAAAGACAATATAATAAAAACATACGGTGAACTAGCCAGCAACATTGCAAAGTTTTCTGCACAAATTGATTCGTTGAAGCAACAGTTGAGATCTGAGATTGAGTATCACGAACAAGAATACCTAGCCAATAGTTTACATTTGTATTGTGAAGAAATGATTCATGATACCGCAGATGTTATTCTAAATAGACGCATGAGAATTGATGATACAGACGATTTGATGTTGCGGACTCGTCTTAAAAATTTAACTGACTGGCGATTACCTGGAATGATCATACGCCCAGGAGTGGAAACCTATATTGAAGATATGGTACCATTGGATCCACTGTATGTGGTTGATCACAATCAAGCATTAATACAACCTGCTGTCAGCAAGTTCACACCCGAATATCAACGCAGACTATGCACCTACGTGATCAATGATTGGGATGATGGTCCTATACTAGACAAACTGCCCGACAATCAGTTTGGTACAATATTTGCATACCACTATTTTAATCACAAACCCATGCCAATAATTTGTAAATTTTTGACAGAATTTTACAAAAAATTACGATCCGGTGGTAGTGTGCTCATGACCTATAACAACTGTGATCTAGCACCTGGAGTTAGTCGGTCCGAACATGCATGGATGATGTACACTCCGCGACGACTGATTGAACAGCATGCTATAGGATTAGGATTTGAATTGACCAGTGCTTATGATGGCAAAGGAGATGTAAGTTGGATAGAGTTTCGCAAACCTGGAGACATTGTGTCCTTAAGAGGCGGTCAGACTTTAGCCAAAGTACTTGCAAAAACAGATTGAAACCTGTATACTTAACACTTAGGAGAAACTTATGAGAGATTACTTATTAGACTTGGTAGAACACACTTATGATCTGGGTTGCATTGACCTGGTCAAGATTGTTGGCGATACTAGTAAAACTGACATCGTTGGTCTTGCTGAAGACCTTAGTGTTGTTATTCGCGGCAACTTCCACAATCCTGTGGTAGACTTTGTGGGAACATTTGGCATGCCTAACTTGGGCAAACTCAAAACTTTATTGAACTTGCAGGAGTACAAAGAAGATGCCAAACTCACTATTACTAAACGTGCCGATGGTGAGCCAGATGGCATCGCATTTGAAAACAAAATTGGCGACTTTAAAAACAACTATCGTTTTATGGCATCAGGCATTGTGAATGAAAAACTAAAGACGGCCAAGATTCGTCCGGTGACATGGCACATTGAGTTTGAACCAACCAATGCGGCTATTCAACGAATGAAGTGGCAAATGAGCGCCAACGCAGAAGAAGCCAACTTCCAGGCCAAAACAGATGGCGGTGATCTCAAGTTCTTCTTTGGCGATCACAGCACACACTCGGGTAACTTTGTGTTTCATCCGGGAGTGAGTGGTCAACTGAAACGTGCATGGGCTTGGCCTGCCAAACAGTTTGTGAGCATCATGGATTTGACCGGCGACAAGAAAGTACGCATCAGTGATGATGGCGCCGCAGAGATCACAGTTGATTCTGGACTTGCAGTTTATCAATATCTATTACCAGCACAAAGCAAATAATGACTGACCCTGTTGTTCAAGACAACTTGACTGCCAAGCAGTCGGACTACGCTGTGTTCCTTCCGGCCATCAGCGGGTTCTATGCCACGTTTATAGGCAAGCAAAGGAATGAACCATATGTGGATCCGGCTAGATTTCCGCAAGGTCTCACGGACATGGAGCAACTTAATTGGCTCAACTCCACCAAAGCCCTTTTTCCTTACCGTTGGTCACTATACTCAGGTGGACATGCAAATCTTGACCTTGCAAAACAAGACTGGTCAGAAGACATGGTGCGGTCCCGAGAGCCCGGAACGTTTATACTGGGAGACTCTGGAGGGTTCCAGATTGCCAAGGGTCTTTGGGAAGGCGATTGGAAGGCCAACTCAGGTTGTGCTAAGGCTCAAAAGAAAAGATCACTTATCTTAAACTGGTTAGACAACGTTGCTGACTATGGTATGATTCTTGATATTCCCACATGGGTTATTCACGATAAGAAAGCCAGTGCCGCATGCCAGATTACCACACTGCAAGAAGCAGTGGATGCTACCAAGTTCAACAACGAGTACTTCATGAAGCACCGCAAGGGTGTGGCTAATGGTGGCGCCAAGTTCTTGAATGTGTTGCAAGGCGACAATCATACGTCAGCAGACCAGTGGTATGAGACCATGAAGGAATACTGCGATCCTGTGAAGTATCCAGACACTCACTTCAATGGTTGGTCAATGGGTGGACAAAACATGTGTGATGTACACCTTGTGCTTCGTAGACTGGTAGCACTACGCTATGACAATTTACTTCAAGAGGGCCGGCATGATTGGATGCACTTCTTGGGAACCTCCAAACTGGAGTGGGCTGTTTTATTAACTGTAATCCAAAGGGCTGTAAGAAAATATGTCAATCCAAACTTCACAATCTCGTTTGACTGTGCCAGTCCGTTCCTTGCAACAGCAAACGGACAAGTCTATTTTGAAAATGTATTCGAGCACGACAGCAAATGGTCGTATCGCATGGCTCCTTCGGCCGACGACAAAAAGTATTCCACAGACACACGCAAGTGGGGTACAGGCGTAGTAGCAGACGGCATCTATCCACGTTGGGAAGATAGTCCCCTCAGTGACTTGCTCACAATGAAAGATATCTGTATCTACAAGCCTGGCGACCTAAACAAGATCGGTAAAGAAGGCAAGACATCATGGGACAGTTTCTCATATGCTTTGCTCATGGGTCACAATGTTTGGATGCATTTGACCGCTGTGCAAGAGGCCAATCGACGTTTTGATGCAGGAGAGCATCCTGCCATGATGCGTAGGTCAGATGGAGACTATGCCAAGTTCGAAGATATTGTGGAAGCAATCTTTTCGGCACCAGATCGCGAAACTGCCGAAGCCATTATCGAAATGTACGACTCATATTGGATGGAGATTGTGGGCACACGAGGTTTTAAAGGTAAGAAAACCAAAAATGCTCGCACACAATTCAACGCATTGTTCGAATTCGAAGAAGTTGAGGTTGCAGAAACCACGGATGATAGTGTAAACTTAGACATATCAGCATTGGATCAACTGGAACAGGATCAAGAGAAATGATTAGAGAAGGCCACGAGCACACCCGCTTTTTTGTCGGGCAAGAAGTAGAACACACGCCTGCACATGGTAAGAAGACTTTGTTTGTAGTAGGTGTACAATCTCGAGATGAGATTGCCGCACACTTACACAGTTGTGAACATATCTATTTTGGTGCCAACCAAAGTTTTCCCCAACTGGCAACCAACGACGGTGCAGAGTGGGCCAAGTGGGAGACCATGATCTATCATTTCCTGGAACTGGATTACTGGTGTACCTTGGACTTGGATATTGCCTGTGTGGAAGGTTTGTTGGAATCTGGCTTAATAGAGAATCACAACTTTATTCCCATGATTTCGGCCAAGTTGCCTTACATCAAACAACTAGGCTACAATGCCACACTCAAACTGGATGACAAAGACTTCAGAGCAACCAATCCCGGCGTGTGGTGTCACAGCATACATGACTTGCAAACTCGTTCAGCATTTACTGACTGGTCTAAATATACCAAAGACGAGACACTATAATGTCAAAATATCCTCAAACATCAATCAATACCGTTATACCAAGGCGACTGCAGATCCACCGCGATCACATAGTAGCATCATCATCAATGACTAACACAAAAGGACCCAATATGTTTAAACGAATGATCAAGGGCTTGGTCACATGGAGCATGAACGATCGACATAATCAAGAAGATATTGCCATGCCAGAAGACGCCTGTAGAATCAGTGCCAATGGTATTAAATTCGAAGTGTATCGTGCCAATGGTGGCACAGTGATTGAAACTCGTCGCAATGATCGCCGGACAGGTGAGGGCATTTATGAACTGCATGTGGTCTCCGGAGATCAAGATATTGGCGAAGAGATTGGCAAAATTATTACCATGGAAGCATTAAAAGCATGAGTGTGCAAAGAGATCAAGCCTTAACAGAACAACGTGAGCGAATCATGAGTCACGCAGAACGAAAGATCTGGGTCACATTCCGCAAAGAAGGAATACATTGCTATCCTGCGGCAGCCACTGATCCTGCTCTAGCAACAGGCGATGAGTATGATGTGAGTTTTTTAGGAACTCCACATCGTCACATATTCCACTTTAGAGTCTGGATTGATGTGCTACACAACGACCGTGACATTGAGTTTATACAATTCAAACGTTGGTTAGAAAACTTGTACAAGGACGGCATCTTGCAACTGGACTATAAGAGTTGTGAAATGATGGCCGATGACTTGTACGCAGAAATTGCCGCACGATATTCAGATCGTGCTGTATGGATTGAGGTTGCCGAAGATGGTGAGAATGGTGCCTTGATCCGATATGAAATCACTCGCCCTAATATGTCAATTAAAATCTAAAGGAAATCAAATGGCCAAGCCATCATTAAAATCTAATCCGCGTGTGGCAGAGATCTTTGAAGATCTTGAACACTATCTAGAATTTTGCCAGGATTACGGTTATCGTTACAACGAATCGGATCTGTATAACTTCAAGAGTTATGCATGGCAACAGTTCAACAAATACGCATCTGGAAAGAATGCCAAGAACATGTGGTGGGAAGACGCCCGACGCTTTGCTGGAAGGTTCTAATGAGAAAACTGTATTACATGGGTCTTGAGAGTTATCAAGGCCGCTATACACTACAACTAACAGAGTGGAACCGACGTGTGTTTGACCGCAGAGGTCTAGACGTGGTTTATGTTCCTGGTGTCACTATTGATAACACACAGGCCATATCAGTTGGTCAAGTGTTGGACGCACACGGTCGCAGTTACTTTGGCATGAGCCAGATGATGAATCTAGTTCAATTGATGAAGAATGGAGAAGTTACCAATGAAGATGTTATCTATTTTGAAGACATGTTTCAACCTGGAATCGAGAGCCTACCCTATATTCTTGATCAAGTTCCTAGTAATCAACGTCCCCGCATATATGTTAGGTGTCTTGCTCAGTCCATTGATCCTGATGATTTCGTACATGTATGGGGCATGGCAAAATGGATGGCCCTCTACGAACAAATGGTTAATGAGTT